TTTGAAAACAATATACCTATACGAATTATATTTACAGATGATAAGTCAGAAATATTGTTTCAATCTATAGCGGCAGCGAGTAGAAAGACAGGGATTAACCCTAAGACTATAAGGGATAGCTTAAATCCTATAGCTAAGAAGAAGTTTAGCTATGAAAATAGGACTATAGTCTTTAGAATTAAGAAATAATTACCTTTGTAGTGGATGTCGCATATCCATTTAGAACTCATTGCCCTTGAGATGAACTACCAATGCGACTGGTAGGGATTCGATGGGGCTTTTTTATTTTATGGCACAATTTTATACAACCATTATTCATCCTGTTAGGAAAGCATTACACCTATCATGTAATGAATATTGCGTACTTGACACAATTTTAAGAATGCAAAACAATGACTCACATTGGTGTTATATGAGTCGAGAAACTATGGCTGATGACCTAGATTTATCTAAGCAGTCTATTTTAAACATATTAAAAGGTTTAATTGCTAGAGGATTAGTAGTTAAACATGAAAAAACTTCTCATTTAAGATGCGTTGGTGATTTTAAGAAGATGTTGGACAATTACAAGGAGTTTGGACAAGATGAAAGTCACTTTACCATCGGTAAAGAATCTTTACCTGAGCAGTCAAAAAAGTTTACCTCAAGTGGTAAAGAAAGTTTACCCAACAATACAATTAACAATAAAAGAACATTTATTATACCAACAGCATCTGAGGTTAGTAGTTATGGTAAAGAAATAGGTTTCCAAATTGATGGTGAATATTTCTGTGACCATTACGAAGCTAGAGGATGGAAGTTAACATCTGGTATGATGAAAGATTGGAAAGCTGCTGTAAGAACATGGCAAAAAAATCAGGGAAGGTTTGACAATAAACAAAATCAGCAAATAGATTCAAAAAATGTTAAATTAAGTTTTAAAAAATGATAGAAGCTACTAACCTACCTAAAAACCTCGAACTAGAAAAGAATATACTTGGCTCATTATTAATAGATAAGAATGCTTTACCATTGGTAATAGGATTGCTTAACGAAGATGTTTTCTATGACCTTAAGCATAAGAAGATATTTTCTACCATTAAATCCATGTTTGACAAGCATATTTCTATAGACATCACCACTATAGCCCAAAAGCTACAAGGTGATAAAGCTATGGATGAAGTAGGTGGTGCTTACTACCTATCTAAGCTAACTGACAATATCGTACACACTAACCACCTTAATACGCATATTGAAATGGTAGTTGAGCTGTATAAGAAACGACAAGCCTACCTAACCCTGATACAAAAATCTAGTGAGTTCTTACACCCTGATACTGAGTCACTTGACTCAATAAGTTCACTAATTAGTAAACTTTTAGGTTTACAAGAGTTTGGCAATATCTACGAACAGACTATAGATCAAATAGTTATGCAAGTAATCACTAAGCGTGATATGGCTCAAAAAGGTGAGTTATTGGGCTTTGACACAGGATTTACCGAACTAAATACTACCATTGGTGGATGGTGTGCCCCTGACATGGTTGTGGTAGCTGCAAGACCAGGTGCAGGTAAGACTGCCTTCATGCTTTCTTCGGTTTATCACTTAGCTATCTTAAAAAACGTTTCTACGGCTATTTTTAGCCTCGAAATGAGCTCCGAACAGCTAGTTGAAAGGTTAGAGTCAATAACGTCACAAGTGCCCTTAAAACGCCTTAGAATGAATATTTTGAATGACTACGAAAAAGACGTAGTTATGAAGGCTGATGACAAGATAATCCAAGCACCTATCTACATAGACGATACTGGTGGATTAAATATCAGTCAGTTAAGGGCTAAAGCTACCATTTTGAAGCATAAATATGGCATTAAGGTCATTTTTATAGATTATCTACAGCTTATGTCAGGTCAAGGTAAGTCTAACCAAAACAGAGAACAAGAGGTCAGCACAATAAGTAGAAACATAAAAGCGTTAGCTAAAGAACTAGAAGTACCCATTATTGCTTTGTCTCAGTTAAGTAGAAGAGTTGAAGAAAGGGCTGATAAGATACCACAGCTTTCTGATCTTAGAGAATCAGGATCAATCGAACAAGATGCTGACATCGTAGTGATGCTTATGAGACCTGAATACTATGAGATGCAAGAGTCAGTAGAGATTAAGGGTAAAGAATACCATCCCAATGGACTTGTTATCTGTAAGGTAGAAAAGAATAGACATGGCATTACAACAAACATTCCTTTAAGATTTATAGGAGAAACAATAACCATACAAAACCATAACGAATGAGAGAACAATTTATCCAAATCCATGATGCAGTAGTAAACATAAAACTACGAGCTGATATAAATGAAATAGAATTAAAAAGACTTACTGAGCAATTGTCCAGTATTTTATCTAAAAAACAAGACAATGGAAAGACCGAATCCGAGCAACTACCGAAACAAAAGAAAGTTCGAGATAGACCTAGCAAAATATGAGGATGGTACATATAACGCATTAAGGCTATTTGCTAAGAATACTAAGATAATGGTTATCACAGACCTAAAAGCCTTACAAAGAGGTTATATATGGTTGGAGTATGAAAGGGATGGTAAGCCATCAGGTATAGCAGATATGAGAGTAGAGTTCTTTGCAATTAACTTAGATATTAGGCATAGAATATACTTTATGAGAGCAGATTTACTAAGACAAAAAGCTCGTAGATACTTTAAAATTAGTAAGCTAAAATACAAGGATAAAGTACGATATGTGAAGATGCATATGACTGAGTTCATCCGTTACGATTAAATATATTAATAATATATTGTAATTTTGATTCATGGCATACATGACAGCAAGTGATTTAACCAAGATGATGCTGGATTATTTAAAGAGCAGAGGTAATGATGTTTGGAGGAATAATAATCTAGCAGTTAAGGGTAGATCATTTATAGGAAGGAAAGGAGTACCTGATGTGATTGGTTACTCTAAAAAGTATGGTCAGTTTATAGCTTGTGAAGTAAAAGCTATAGGTGATAGAATAAGCCCTGACCAGATGTTGTTCCTTACTAACTTAGCAATAGCAGGAGGTATTGCAATGATATGTCAGCAGGTTAGAGACGAATCAATAATTGTAAAAATATTTAATAACGATGGCGAAAGCAAAGACTACGAGTTCTCAGAAGGTGAACTTCGGAAAAAGGAAAATGGGTAAAGCAAAGAAATCTTATAACAAACACTCCCCTAAGCCAAAGGATTATAGAGGTCAGGGTAGATAAAACAAATAATATGGAAAATATAGAATTAGAAAACAAAGAACTAAAGGCACCTAAAGTAACTAAAAAGCAAAAAGAATTTGTTTCAGAAGAAACTATTGTTACTTTTGAGGAGATATTAAAAGACTATGCTATTGATTTAAAGTATAGACCTTTTATAAAGAAATTAGTTAACGAATATAGAAAGAATGGATAATTTAGATTCAGTAGTTTCATCAGTAATTGAGAAGTATAAAGACAGAGCAAACATTGGCTTTACTAAATACGGAACTAACTTAGATAGAAACGACTTAAACACTAAGGATTGGGTAGAGCATTTACAACAAGAACTTATGGATGCAGTCCTTTACTTAGAGAAGCTAAAGCAGGAACTAAAGAAAAGTATTTAATCATAAAACAAATAACATGGCAACAACAAAAAATGAAGATTTCTTAGGCAGATGCCAAACAATGAAATCAGCTTATGGTTCTTTTAAGAAAGTATCATTTGGTCCAGATGACTTAAAGAAGATGAACGAATGGGCTAAAGACAACAAAGGTTGGGTGAACATCCTAATCAAGACTAAAAAGACAACATCTCCAGATCAATCAGATTTCTATGTAACTATGGATACTTGGAAACCAGATGGAGGTAATTACAAAAAAGATTTACCATTCTAGTATGAAACTAATCTTACAAATGCTTGGCAATATTATTGCCTTATTAGTAGTCCTCTATTTACCATTTGCATTTATAGTAAATAACTGGAATCCTACTGAATGGAATATATACATCAGAGCATTATATGTGCTTAGTTATGTAGCTGTAATAACCTTCGGATTAGAACAATACAAAAAGAAATAATTTGTGTTTTGTAGTTTATAGTTTAAAGTGAAAGGGTAGTAGAAATACTACCTTTTTTTATGCAATAAAAAAGCCCGTAGAAACGGGCTTCGCAATAAAATCAAAGTCAAATTAAAGAAACTATGCGATGTAAAATTAATAAGGCGTATTGAATCTACCAAATAATTTATACCTGATATGATATAAATGTATATTGATTTAACACTTTTATAACTTATAGGGTATAAAAAATGCTCCTTTTTTAAGGGAGCACTTTAACCATAATCCAACACAACATGAGAGCATCTTATTGACTACGATTGGTTTTATCGTAGAACTTAGTTAATACTGATCCGTAGAGAACGCTTTGCAATCTATTTACAAAGCTATCCATAGACTCATCCAAATGGAAATAGTCCTCAGATTGCATATAGATGAAACACCTATCGGCATCTTCATCGTCAGGTACTACACTCTCTACTAAATGAACATTGATATACGACTCTACTGATTCGTAGGATTCCTCGTATTCATAGCTATCATCCTCCGTAAGTTGTGTTATGTGCATTAACATTTAGTACACTATTTTTAAGTACAGTTAGTCTTAGCTCCCTAATAATCAATTGCAATTTTGCTTCCAAATATTGCTTCTCTTTCATTAACTCGGCAATCTTAACATCTGCTTCTCTACTCATACAAATTTACGTTTTAATTATTTTAGATAAAAAAGTGCATACCTAATTGATTATCAATTAAATACGCACTCTAGTTTTTAGAACTACTGCCTTATTTCGTCTTGGGTAGTCTTATTATTTTACTACCTAAAGGCATCGGAACAAATATAGCAATTCTTCCACCATCTAAAACCACTCCACAACCCAATGTTGGTCTTTTGGGGAAAGGTTTAGAATACTCCATTGCATAGGCATTAATATCGATTCCACAGCCTACATTCATACCGAATATCATGTCTTTATCTGAGCTACTATATAACACACCTCCAAAGCTATGAATATGACCTATAACAGTAGATTGTCTTGCATCCCTTGCTCTATTAATAGCACCAGCTTGTCCTGAGCTACCTGTACCATGAGTATACAAAACACCGTCTATTTCCCATTCTAAAGCCCATTTCCAGCCTTTAGGTGCATCCCAAGCATCTTCATAGGATTTAATAAATCGGTTCGGTAATCCAGTCGTTTGAGCCTTACGCTTATGTAAAGCAGAATGGTTCCCTATGCATACTTTTACATTAGGAAACCTCTTATACCAAATATTTAATTGTTTTTGTGCTTCTTCTGATTCCTTAGAAGCTGAATGTCCATTAGGGTTGGATTCGTGATAGCTAATAGCGTGGTTGTCTACTTCGTCACCAATGTGGATTATTTCAGAACATTGGAATTTGTTAAAGACTTCGTAGCAGAATTGTAAGTACTGAGAGTGGCAAAATGGGAAATGTGTATCTCCGATGATGCCTACATTTTTTTTGCTCATTATGTTGGTTGTTGGTTAGATATGTGTCCATGATCTACCTTTTCTAATATCACAAATTGTCGATTGACTTATGTTATATTTCCTAGATAAATCACTTGTTTTTTCTTTTGAATATTTTATATCAAATGCATCTTTTTCTGAAAGTTTGCATTGTGAATTTTTTTCTCCAACTGTTGTCCTTAAAGCACATTTTATAGAGTGCAACTGATTTTCGCTTCTTGTAGTCCATTCGAGATTTTCTACCCTATTATCAGTTTTAATTCCATTAATGTGATTCACTTGTGGCTTATTTTCAGGATTAGGTATTAAAGTCATAGCAATCAACCTATGTACTGTAAATTTTTTAATCTTGCCATTGCTACATAAATCAACATACATATATCCATTTTTTGGATGTTGTAATGGCTTAATTTTCCTAACCCCTTTTCTTGTTTTTTTAGGTAAACTAAATATTTCTCCATTTTCGTTTACCTCGTAGCCTTCAAATCCTTTTATTTTAGTCATAATAATATATTTGACCACAAATATACGGAATTTAAATAACTAGCTTTTCATTACCCTTATAAGTCACATAATTAGTTCTACCTGCTGTTTTACCTGTAGCAATTAAGATTTCATTTTTAAGATTGTTACTATCATAAGACACATGAACCCATCCTAATTTACCATTAACGGGAAATTCAGCAATTAATTGTTTAAACTTAAGGTTATTTTTTATGTAATGGAATACATCATTGTTTGTATATTCTGAACCAGTTCCATCTTGGTCAATATCTGCCGCACAACCTACACTATGGTCAGATTTTACAGCACCTCCAATGAAATGATTAAGAGTCTTTGATCTGTAGCCACTAGAAATATTAATAGGACCGAACTTAATTCTGATTGGTTCTAATACTTTCTCACAAAGCACTTTAATATTCTCTAAATGCTCAGGAGTTGGCTCATTAGAAACACCATGTCTTTTAGCTGATTCGCTACGAGTAAATTCTGCAAGTGCAAAGTGTGCTGATAACTTCATGGTATAAAATTACTTTCTTTTTCCAAATTGCTTTTTTAGGAAGCCATACATCTGCATACCTAACCAACAAATGGTCATTAAATAAACTATAGTTTGTAGTAATGGATTAATCTGTACTATGCCAAAAATATTTAGCCAAGATATTGCTGTGAATGTGATTCCTATTGGGGTTAAATCTGAGTTTATATCGTTGAAGTGTGACATTGTTATTTTTTAAATATTTTTTCTGCTGTAGTTAAACCAAGACAACCAAATGCTAAAGAAGCAACTGCATACACTAAAGATTCAGCAGGGGCTGTTTCTAATGGGCTAAAACTATTATGGTACATAGTAACGCATAGCGTTAGTACACATAATAAACCACATAATCGTTTCATACTTAAATTGCCATTATCTTCACAAAAGAATTGTCTCATTTTATTTTACTTTTTAAATCTTGTATAAATTCATCTCTTTGTTCTATCAAATACTTCTCTCTGTCTATTAATCTTTGTCTCTCTTCCTCAGTTAGCTTTAGGATCAAATCCTCTTTAGCCTTAATCATCAGTTTATATTCATTCATCTGACTGGTAAATAGGGTATTTTGGTAGTACATTATCCCAACCAAAATGAGTATCGTAAAGGATTGCTCCTTCAGTTTACTCATAAATGTCTCCCCATAGTTCATTTTTTACCAATTTTGAGGTATAGGCTTCCTGAGACTCCTAAACCACCTGTTTTATATAAATCCAATCCTAGCCCTATTAGAGCCTTATTTTTGGCATTTAGCATCAAAGAAGGACTTAGTACTTGTAAGCCATCAAATGGTCTAAATTCGCCTCTAAAGCCCAAATAAAGGGCATTAGTTGGTTTCTCTACATAAAGTTGCTTAATGGTTATGGTTTTTTCAGTCAAATTAGCCTTAAAAGACCTCGAAAGTATCTTATTTTGGCTTATAGTGTCTGTAATCACAAAGTTATTACTATCCTTATAAATAGTGTCTGAATAAGCCTTAATCGTATAATAATCATTTAATATACGAAGCGTATCGTGGATAGTTATTGTGTCTTTAGAAATGATATATGATTGTATATCTTTTCCTTTTTTATATCTAACTATGGTGTCAGTTTGGTAGATAGTATCATGCACCTCTACAATCTTGCGATAATTACGCATATCACTAAAGTCTACCTTTTTAGGGATATATGAACTATTCTTAAAAAAAAGTAGCCACAATACGAATACTATGGCTACCAATAAAATGTCCTTTATGCGGATCATATTAATCTTCTTTAGCTTCTACAGGAGCTTGCTCTTGAGCTGCTTTTTGTAAAATTTGCAAAATTGGTTGAGCATACTTAAATGGAGTTTCCAATAAGATAGCTTCTAATTGCTGTAATTGTTCTGTTGTTAATGTCATATATGATTATTTTTTACAAATTTAGTAATTATTCTGATATAGGTGTTTCTTCAGTAGGAGTTGGAGGAACTGGTGGTACATAATCTCCAGTAATAGTCAAGTTAAGTTGTTGAGCAATCCAATCCCAAGCTACATTATCAGTGGTCCATTCTTGGTATGCTTCACCAGTCATAGTTAAGTTACCTTGAGCAACTTGACTACCAAGACTTTCATCTGCGTTTTCTGCAAATAAAGCATAGTAAAAAGTAGCACTTGTGCCTAATGTTACATTAACCGCATAAGCATTTAATATCTTAGCTTCTAATGTTTGTCCGTTATCCCAGATTGATACTGGAGAGATTTGTTTCATTTATATTAATTTAATTGTTAACAAGCAGTTGGTGTGTTATTTATGGTTGAAGTAGTCAAGTTAAATCTTGCTCTATATCCAGCACCAGTTGTGTTCCAAGTTCTATATCGCAAAAATAAGTTACTATAACCACTCATTGGGAAAATCGTTGTTAGTTGATAGTTATCATAAAATACTGTTCCAGTTGTAGGTGTTGCAGTATTTGTCCAAGCTATGCCATAAATATCTAAGAATAAAGAACAAGCATCAACGGATGTAGAACCATCTGAAGATATTTCCCATTTATAAACTCCAGTTGCAGCAGTTAAGTTTGATTTTACTACAAGTTGATTGTTTGATTTACTTGTTACTGGATTTATAACTGCATATTGTTCAGCCTCTGCTCTTGTTACTTCCTTAGAGCCTGGAGGTACGGCTGCTTCTGCCCCCATAAATACTCCAGTTGCTACTGCATCTTTTAAATTATCCCAGCTTACGCATTGATTACTTGCTATACCTGCCCAACTCATTTGATTAAGTTTTTAATTATTTCTTTTAATTCTGCTAATTCTGATTCTAATTGTGCAATCTTAGCCGTATGTACTTGAGAGTATGATAAAGTTAAGAACCCATCTTTACCTTCACTAACTGCACTTGGTAATACGCTTTCTAAATCTTGAGCATAATAACCTAATTCTTCTTTACCATCTTTAATGTAAAGTTTTGGCTTTATAGTGCTTATATTATCAATAATTGGATTATCACTAATCTCTTTCTTTAAACGCTTATCTGAAGATTCAAAGAATGATGTAGCAGTTACTGATGAACTAAATGTTGCAGCACCTGCATTAGCAATAGTCATTAAAGCCGTACCACCATAATTTGTTACAATAAAGTTAGATGAGTTAGTACTAAATGTTGTGTCTACTGAACCTCCTCCTGGTATTGTCGCTCTTGATGTACCAGTCCTATCTCTAACTTGAAATGTAGTATTATCACCACTTGTACCACTTAACCTACCAATATATACATATTTTGCTGATGTATCTACCAACAAATCTCCAGTTGTAGCACCTGTTGCAGATGAAAAGACAGTAAAATTACTACTAAACCTACCAGTTCCATTCACATCTAACTTATACCCACTATCAGTAGTAGTACCTATTAATACATTACCCCCACTTGTAATACGCATTCTTTCAATATCATTAGTACCAAAAGTCATTGGAGTATTTTGCTGACACCAAACTTCCATATAGTTTGAAGAAACATTTATGTATCCTTTTCTTGTAGTTCCATCGCTATCAAACATTCCATATCCTGCCACGCCTCCACTTGCTATTGCTGTTACAGGATAACATCTAACAGTAGCACCACCAGCAACCCAATCGGCTACAATTGAAAGTTTAGCCGTTGGCGATGGTGTTCCTATACCAACATTACCAGATGAGTTTATATAAAGTTTAGTGCTGTTACTTGTTCTAAAATCTAAGAAATTAGATGTTGAATTACCTAATATTGAAACAGTACCAGTACCATATACTAATTCATATCCACTTGGAATTACTACATTAGAACCTGCCGTTACACTACTTGAGAACCTACCCGTACCATTAACATCTAATTTGTAACCTGCATCGGTGGTTGTACCTACTGCTAAGTTTCCATTAGCAAATAATGTCATTTTGTTAGTAGCCGTTCCACCTACTGCCGCATTCCAAAATTGCAAATCACCATAAGAATAAATTCTCGGAGCAGTTGATGCTGTTGCGATACCAATAGCAGGAGCAGTAGTTCCATTATCACCTGCCGTTCTTGTAAAATATGCAGTTCCAGAAGCAGTATTTACTTCTAATTTACCACTTGGAGCAGTGCTTCCGATTCCTACATTGCCACCTTCTAAAATTGTTAATCTTTCATACCCAATTCCTGTGTAAAAAGATATTGGTTCAAGTGATGTACTTGATAATGATGAATAGATACTTAATGTTCTTGTACCTGATGTTTGTTTTTCAATAATTGCTTGTCTTGAATTTGCTACTGTTCCACCAATAGTAATCCCAATCAATCCTGCATCAGTATCAGAACCTGTTGATATATCAAGTTTTCTACTTGGCGATGCAGTTCCTATTCCTACATTACCTGCTAAGTAGTTATCTGCAGTGCCGTCCATATAGATATTCCAACGATTAGTACCTGCAGGAATAGCACCTCTAAACCCATAGTTATTTGTAGCACCTACTAATGTAGATGACACATCAAATCCACTTTGAGTCGTTACTACGCTTCCTGCACCAAAAGTAGATTGATTAGCAAAATAATGTCGCAATGTTGTTAATGTAAATGAAGCTGCTTGAGTTGCAGAATCGCTTCTATAATATGCTGCACTATTTGTTACATCAGATTGAATTGTAGAAAAATTATAAATTCCAATAGCTA